CCACCGCCTGAACGATCTAGATAATAAATTGCCTGTGTATTAGATGAGTACAATGGGCAATCAACTGCTACCCAAGTCTCAGATGCTGAATTCCAACGTTTAACACTAATTTGTGCGCCACCGTTTGGATATGTTGTTTTAACCCATACAGATCCAGTTGCTCGACCGTTGTTGTAAGTTGGAGAATTTCTCTTCCACTGAGGAACCTGTGTATGTGGTGTTTGTTGTAATGCTGGAGCTAGGTATACTCCCTCTTTTAGACCTACTGTGTCTAAGAAAGTTGTTCCACCTGTTCCTGCTTCAATTTCTATAGAATCAACACCGCCAGTGCCATCTGTGTAGATGTAAACTGATCCGTTAACAGCTTTTGCTGTAACCGCAGTACCTGAAAGTAAATTAATTTTAGATACAACATCCGTTACATCTTCGCCGGATGAAATAGATACTGGTGCACCGTTTACATCAAATGTACCTGCACCTAATGATTCAGCACATGTACCACTTGGAGTTACTGTAGGAATGCTGGCCTTCCATTCTGGACTACCAACTAAAACCCACATACCAGCATCTACACCAGCTTCCGAATTACCTGGAGATTTATAAAATAATTTAGCTGTTTTATCTGCTTCTGAATCTTGTAAAACAATAGCGTAATCGCCAATGGAACCTACTGATCCTTTTGGTTCACCGCCGTCAATTTTAGTGCTGTTATCGTCAGTTAGTACAATAGGAGTTTTAGTAGCAAACTTCTGCCCGCCTGTGGTATTTGCAAGATTGCCGTTCCACTCTTGGATTCCCCATACTGTAGTACTTGAGTCAATCCACCATGCGCCATCATTTGGCATTGCTCCCGGGGCTGTGGCTTGTCCTTCTAGCTGCGCTAAATCTACGTCAGCACGTACGATAAATGCCGCATTGCTAACTCCTAGCAAGCTGTACGCTGCTAATAAACCATACTCATTGCGCTCGCCGCCATGTACGGGATTTGCTGAAGCTGTCTTCTCAAAAAATGGTACACCAAAATAATCTACTAGATCTTTTTGGCTCGTCATCTTGAATGCTTTTCCTGCATTCGCTTTGGTTGTTCCTGTAGCAGTGCTTGTACCTGCTCCGTTTGTTTTGTCTTGCGCTGTAGCTACAACGATTAGAGGTGTAGTACCTGGTTCAGCAGGTGTATAAAAACTCTCGTCGATTACCGTAACTTGTACGCCGGGTGATTGTAGTGCCATTCCCTATTCTCCTGGTAATAGTGTTTCTCAAAGTATTTAGCGGCAAAAGTGAAAATTGGCTTCTTATAGCCATATTAAAAGGGGCGGTAAAGGTGTAAATATCGTTATGAGACCACTTTGTAAGTGCGGACAACGCCCCCGAGCTGTAAATTACAAAAAGAATGATAGGGTTTATTATAGAAGCCTATGTGAGATCTGTTTGGCGCATGGACTTAATCACGGCATACCTCGGTGGCAGCGTTCCGGATACAAGATGAAACAGCAATGTGAAAAATGCGGACATAAAAGTCCGCATCAAGAGGTATTTAGAGTTTTTCATATTGACGGCAATTTAGATAACTGCCGCCACAGCAACTTAAAAACTATCTGCTGTAACTGTGCTCAGATATTAAGCAAGGAACAGATTAGTTGGAGACAAGGGGATCTCGTCGCTGACTTTTAATAGGTTTTGTGCCTGTTTATATAGATCATCAATAGTGCTGTTGTTGTCGATGATAACATCAAACTTAGTACCTACCCAAGCAGTTTCACTAGCATGAATCTTGCGCATCTTTAGCTCTTGCACTGCCCAATTATGTCCTTGATTAGCTGCCACTGCTACATCGTACCAGTCGGGCAACTCTCCACGCTGTACCCAAATGATCTGTCCACCTGCACTTTTAATGCTGGAAATTTCGTTAGGAAAACGACAATCGCTGATTACTACATTATCTTTACTGTTTCGGAGTTTGTTTTCTAGACTAGCAATCCAGATATCATCATGGAAGCCTTTGCGGCATACTTCTGTACCCCAATATTGAAGTACCCATCTAGGTGTTAGTGTTGGCATCGAAAGGCGTTCTGCCCACCACGGATCTACTTGTTCTCGCCATTCACGAGCTTCTTTAGTGCGTCCTTCGAGTAGTACTCTATCCCACCCAAAGACTGCACTCACAGCATCTTTAAGAGTGTTGGCAAACGACTCTCGTCTAAATTCGTGGAAGTTAACTAGATAGTCAGCAACTGTGTCTTTGCCACTGCCAATAAAACCGCAAATACCTATGATCATAAATTGTCCCCTTTAGAACAATTATACTATAGGTTTACAAAAAAGTCAAAGGAATTTAACCAATTATCCAGGTATACCCAGACCCGCCCGGTACTAGTTTCATTAGATCTTCTGTGAGTTTATCAATTTCCTGCTGCCCTTCGGTTTTCATAGCAGCACCGTTTAATGATCCGCCACCCTGTGGACCAGCAATTTGACTAAACTTTTCACGTGCCTGCCCTAGCATAATTTTGCAATTGGCTAGAGTATAATCTTTGATCCATTGCCCAGCATATACATCATCGATGATGGTAAAATCAGGCTTGGCATTGTATACCTGTAACATAACCTGTTCTTCACCTCTTGGACGCTGTTGGATGATTAGTTTACGGCTTTGCGGATTCCAAGTAAAGTTAATAAAACTACCAAACATTTTACCCACAAGTTCTTGATATTGAGCAAACAATTCATAGGTTAACAATCCGCCCATATTTGTTGAGCTTAACAAATAGGTGTTTGTGTACGCCAAGTTAAAGGGTTCGAATACTGTGCCACCGGTTCCGTTGCCTGTACGTGATCCAACACTTCTACGGAATATCTGACGTACCTGCTGTATTTCTTTTGGTAGAATATATTCATTTTGATCTTGTATTAAAGTCAGAGAAACAAATGATTCTTCCACCGCATTATCACTGCGTTGACGGAAAACTGCTAGGGCACGATTTAGTGCTGTTTCGTAATGGTTAGGATCTAGTTCTACATCAATCATGCCGTCGCCCAGCATGGTTTTACAGTAGTCGTATACCTGTTGTTTTGCTTGATCGTTTGAGCTCATATAACTATTTATCGTAGCGGTAAATATATGACTATGCCAAGACTCTCACTGTACCGCCCAGAAAAGGGCAATGATTACAAGTTCATCGATAAAACCATCTGGGAAATGTTCCAAGTTGGCGGCGTTGATGTGCTTATACACAAGTATTTAGGACCAGGTGCTTCTGTGCAAGGAGTCACCCCTAGTACTCCGGAATATACAACTCCGGATCCTTTCCATATTCAGGACTTGCTATTTCTAGAAAATCGTGATAGAAAATACGAACCAGACATTTATAGATTGCGTGGTGTTTATAATATTCAGGATTTGGATTTCAATCTAAGTCAATTTGGATTATTTTTACAAAACGATACGATTTTTATAACTTTCCACATCAACGATACAGTGGAAAAACTAGGAAGAAAATTAATTGCAGGCGATGTTATTGAGTTGCCACATTTAAAAGATGACTTCGCACTCAACGATTTACAATTTGCTATAAAAAGATTTTATGTAATTGAAGAAGTTAGTAGGGCTGCTGAGGGATTTTCAGTAACTTGGTATCCACACTTATATCGTGCTAAATGTAAACCAATGGTGGACAGCCAAGAATTTAAGGACATCCTTGACGGATTAGCAGATGATACCGGAACCGATACCACAACAACATTACGTGATATTCTATCAACTTATGAAAAAGAAATGCAGATTACACAAGCAGTTCTTGATCAAGCAGAAGCCGATGTTCCTAGAAGTGGTTTTGATACCACTAGTTTCTATACTCTGCAAACAGACTCGCAAGGTTCAGCAATATTAGAAACTGTAGATTCGGAAGTACTAGATGCATCTGTTGAGACACAGGCCACAGACGAAGCTGGTAATTTATTATTTGACGATAACGGTGACCCAGTCTATGTTGGCTCAACTGCTAGTACCATGTTGTTGTCAGCAGCACAGAAAGGATATCGAGGTTACATTACAGAAGATGGAATTCCACAGAACGGTGCTCCGTTCACCGCGGGTATTGCATTCCCAATGAATTCTGTAGAAGGTCAATTCTGTTTGAGAACAGACTATCTACCAAACAGATTATTTAGATTTAACGGCGCACGATGGGTCAAACAGGAAGATAATATTCGTATGAGTATGAGCAACAAAGGAACTCATGACGGAAAAACTAATAAAGGTTTATGGGCTAACACCACAGTATACAGCAAAGATGATATTGTCAAATTTAATGGTTGGGAATATGTATCTAAGGTTAATAACAATACTGGAGTTATTCCATCTGCAGATGTTACTAAATGGCAACAGATTCGTCAGACACAGAAAACCAGCTTTATTAACAATAATAATACCAATGTTATTGACGGACACACTGTAAAAGAGAAACAGAGTCTTTCACAAGCATTACGACCAAAGGCAGACGAATAATGGAAAATCAAGATAAAAAACTAGAATATAAATGTGTTTGCGGTTGTGCAAGACATTGCGGACACAGTTGTCAAGACTGTGAAAATTGCCCCGATTGCGAATGCGAATTATGTCAGCAAGGTAAGGAATTTAATTAATGGACTACTTTTACGACGGGCAAATAAGACGTTATGTAACACAGTTTATGCGTGTGTTCATAGGTTTTAGATGGCAAGCGGGTGACGGAACACAGCAAGAAGTTCCGGTAACATACGGCGATATGACACGTATGGTTGCCAGCATCATTAAAGATAACAGTGAAAATAAATTAGCCACTGTACCTAAAATTGCCTGTTATGTCACTGGATTAGAAATAGATACCACAAGAACATCCGATGCATCATTTGTCAGCAAAGTGAATATTCGTGAAAGACGTTGGACCGATGCCAGTGGTCAAATTGAATATCAAAGCAATCAAGGTGGCGGGTATACTGTCGAAAGATTGATGCCTACTCCATATAAACTTTCTATGAAAGCAGACTTATGGACGTCAAACACTGACCAAAAATTGCAGTTGTTAGAACAGATTTTAGTTTTATTCAATCCAAGTCTCGAAATACAGACTACAGACAACTATATTGACTGGACTAGTTTAAGTGTACTCGATGTGAAGAATATCAGCTTCACATCAAGAACTATTCCTCAAGGTGCTGATTCAGAAATTGATATCTGCACAATAGAATTCGAAATGCCTATATGGATTACTCCGCCTGCAAAAGTTAAAAAATTGGGGATTGTTAGAACCATTATTAATAATGTGTTTACCGAAGAAGGTGGCATTGTTAGCCTTGAAGAATTAGTTTACAATAGACGAAAAGGCTCACTTGACACTACCACAAATAGATTTAGAGTATTGTTGTTTAAGTCTAACAACGGAGAACCTTATGATTACGATGTAACTTTGGTTAATCCAGAAGCTGCGGTATTGGCATTAGGGCTAGATCAAAGATCCGTTAAGAACGGAGAACCAGTAGATTGGAATACTATATTAGATGTACAAGGCGGGTATAAGCCAGGAAATCAGATGTATTTCAAACAGGCATCGGGATATGAAATGATAGGAACGTATGCGATCAATCCAGTTAATCCTGCAGCTCTTGTTGTTACATTTGATCAAGACACTATTCCACAGAATACACTAATTGACAGCACAATACTTGGGGTTGATCCACGAGGAACCGTTGATGCAATCATAGATCCTTACAAATACAATCCAGTCGAAGTTTATGGTACACAAGGAAACATACCGCTAGGCATAAGATTTTTAATGCTAGATGATGTTAATCCAAACAATGTCAACCAAGACGGGCCCGATGCATGGAAAAATATAGATTTAACAGATCCATGGATCAAAATGAATTCAATTATTGAGTGGAGTGGAGCATATTGGCGCACAGTTTGGGATCCGGACACCGGCGATAATCCAACGTATATTCAAAATTTAAGAACTGGTATCAAGTATCGATGGGATGGTGACCAATGGCTCAAAGCCTTTGAAGGCGAGTATGCACCAGGATTATGGAATTTCCTTCCTCCTGAATTATAAGTAAAGGTATGCAACAGCGTGCCGGATTACTTTTTTTATCAAGTTCTACTTCGAGAATTCTTCTAATACTAGAAGATAGCAAGTGGACTGTACCTACGTTTTCTCGCAAAGATTCTTTATTATCAGACGCTAGTAAGCTGTTAGAAACTTACAGCTCTGGTAGGATTTTACCTATAGAATTATATCTTAGCGAAGATAGAGGTTTTGAATATGGCACTTACGTGTGTGTTGTTAAGGATGAATTTTTAACTCGAGAACCAAAAACACTAGCTTGGTGCGATTTAGATCATTTGCCCAAACAATTACACAGTGGGTTGAAAGCAACATTAAATAATGCTGTTATTAGAACTAAAATTGAAACTATATTGATATTAGAAAATGATACCGAAAATACAAGATAATCCAATCTTTCTAGAAGATTACAAAAATTACCAAAAGCGCATTGGTAAAATCACGGACGAAAATATTCAAAAAACCTTAACCGATACATTGGTTAAGATGAAGGAACATGTACAGTATATTGATCGTTGTCACGAACAGGTTTTTATTACTGGTAAGATGCCTTCGGAAATTTCCGACCTAAGACAAGAAGTTGCTCGTTTCAAAAAAACTCTAGACGAGAAACTCCACGATTGGGAAAAGACCCAATATCTTAAGCCTGCGCTTCACCCCAACGAAGAATAATACCTGCTGGTACCGCAGTCCCCGACACTTTATAGATATTAATCGCTAGCACGTCTGGACCGTTTGGAAATGCGCCTCGGCCACCAATCGCAGTAGTTGTTAATTCTTTCAACTGTGCTAAGTTAATAGATGTTGTTGAACCTGGATTACTAATAAACGAAAATACCTGTTCTCCTGGTAACGCATATTGCACGTCACCGAACTGGAACGTAACTGTTCCTGCTGCCGATAATGTAGCATTGGCTGTTTGTGTAAACGTCACACGTCTAACAGTCACTCCCCCTAGCGTTCTTGAAGTTACACCAGCGACAGAAGTACCTGCGGGGAATTGAGTAAACGAACTTGCTACCCTAGTGCCTGTTGTTGCGCCCGATGCATTCCATGATGCATTGGTAAAGAATAGATAGTTAGTAAGTGCATAACTTGCAGCAGTTCCAGATGCTGTTACTGTAGTTGACACTGTGTTAACAGCTCCTGCTGTACTTGTACTATTACCAGCAGCACTTAATTGAATCCTTGTGTAGGCAACACCGGCTACTAATGCATAACTAGGTGTAATGATCGTAGCGGTTTGATTACCAGTCAAGAACGAAGCTACCGAAACAGTATCACCTACTGCAATACCAGATGTTGTTACATCAGTATTAGTAGCTAAGAAATCGCTTCTTGCTGTAGATATAGCACTAGCATACTGTGTTGATATAGATGATGTTACTGTAACAGAAATATTATTTCCTGCACCGCCAACGCTTGATACGTTACCAACGGTGTTCATAGTTATCAATGTATAAGCTGAACCAAGATATGCTCTTGTAATTCCAGAGATTGATTGTCCACCAACTAGATATGTTGTGGCAGATAAAGTATCACCAACACGCAACGGGGTTGTTGTTAATAATGCATCATATTGTGTGTTAGTGATTAAGAAATCTACACGAGTATTGCTGATCGCAGAGTTATATGCTGTAGTACCAAAAGGAGTAGTACCAGTAAAACTTAATGCTGTGATCACGTTCGATGTTGTATTAAACGCTCTAGCCGTTAGTGTTGTTGTTAGTGCACCTTGAATTGTTGCGGTTGTGGTAGTTAATGGAGTTCCACCCCAGTTAATCGCACCACCAAGTGCAACCTGTGCAAAACTTGGCTGGCCACCAGCACCAGCACTAGACAATCCACTCCATGTAATCTTAGTCGGATCAGTTGGGTAGTTTCTTGGATTTAAAATACCTTCAACAATAATTGCACCAGTTCCTGTGTCAGCAGTTACAGAAATTTCGTTTAACAGCAATTGCGCTCTGTTCAATAAATCTCGTTCTCCTAGATCACCCACAAGTGCATTTGACACACTTGGTGCTAGTCGAATCATAAATGCTGTTTGTTTATCAATACTAGCACTCAAACCAGTAGCCGCATAGTTAAAGATGTATCCACGATCCTCATCAAACATACCGTCTGTTAGAATCGCAGAACCCCAGTGATTAATTGTAGGAGTAATTGTACAGCTTACTAATGCTACACCTGCACCAGCAGCATGGCTTGCTGCTACACCAGCAGTATATGTTCTATTCTGTCCTGAAGAGAAGTTACTTAAGTTGGCTGATCGAGTTAATCCTGTTAATCTGTTTCCAGTTTTTGCGCCGTAGCTGATTAGTTCGTTATCAACATAAATCACACCAGAACTTGGAAAAGTTGATGCATCTGTTAGATACAATGATGTAGAAGTTGACGTAATTGCTGCTGATAGTTTGCCCAATGCTGATCTATTTTCAACTTCATATCGCACAGGCAAGTTAGCAGTACGCATATACGCTTCGTAGTTAATGTTGCTGTTACGAATTCTATGCAAGAACACAAACTTACCGTCTGCACCCCTAATCATAAATTCAATAAAACCAGCAGCATACCAAGAATATTGAATACCAATCATCTGCATACGCTGTGGAATGATGTTATATCCGCTTGGACCGGTGCCGTCTGCTTTGTCCATATTCCATTCGCTTTGTGGAATGACCAGTTCTGTTACGAGACACATCTTTGCGCCAGTAACACTGTTAACACCTCGCCAGTCTGGTGCCACAGTTAGTTGTGTGTCACTAGAAATGCTGGTAACTGTGTGAGTCATTCCACGAAGTGTAACCTTGTCGTGTACCTTGAGTTGAGTAGTAAATCTAGTTCCAGTTCCTGTAACTAAATTACTTTCGGTGGCGATTGCCACCTGTCCTGCTAATTGGAAAGTGGCACTACGTCTAACTAATGATAATTCCTGTCCATCAAACTGATAGAAGATACCGTTTTGGTCGTCAAATGCTCCGACGCGAACTGTAGATCCTGCCCAAGATTTTACAGAAAGCACACATCGTGGTCCAACTTCTGCCGTAAGGGTTGACAATGGAACTAATGCACGAACTCTAAATGATCGAGAAGATAAAATACTTTCAACAGTGTATGTTCCGTTGTATTCAAAAGAGTTAAAACCAGTTACTTCAATAACACCCCCAGGTTGAAGTCCGTGGTCAGTATCATCTGTTGACATTGTGATGTAGCTGTTAACTGTTAATCCGGCTGCTGTTGCTGATGCTATATTATAGTTTGGAGCAAACAGCGCACCTGTGGTATACATAATACCCTTACCAGACTGGTAACGAATGTACTTTTTACTTTGACGAATTGCTTGCGCACCGTGTTGTGGACCACCTGTTCCTAACATAACGCCGCCGTCAAATGGTCTATGCACAAAGAAACTGTCTGGTCTAGCATATAATGTTCCTGCTAAGGCTGTGGTTACGTTAATAACACCTGTGGTTCTAGCAGGGAATCTAATAGTAGTCGGTGTTGGTACTTGTGTAATCACAAATGGTCCAGATGCTAAATTATGATTTGCTGAGGTTAATACAATAGAAAGTCCGTTGCTTCCTGATCCAACTGTGGCAAAAATTCCAACACCGCCGTAACTACCAAATGCCGTTTCTTCCCAAGTTCCTGAAGATGCTAATGTTTGAGGAGTCCACGAACCTGTAGTTCCGTTAAATGATGTTAGTGCAGAAGTTCCGCCATCACTAACAACCACAAAGTTATCATCACCGAATGTAATATTATTCCAGTTAGCTGTTGATGGTAACACAGACGCAGTCCATGCAGTACCATTTGTTGAAACTGCTGCTGCTGTACCGCCAGTAGCAACTGCAACAAATCGTGCATTACCAAATGTTACAGAAGACCAGTTGCTTGAGCTCGGTAGTGTTGCTGCTGTCCAATTCACTCCGTTATCAACAGAGTAAGCTGCTGCTGTGCCGCCTGTGGCGATAGCTACGATGTAGTTTGAAGTACCAATAACTCCACCAACAACGTCACTCCAGTTACTTAAACTTGGTAGTGTTGACGCGGTCCATGATGTTCCGTTTATTGAATATGCTGCTTGGGTAGATCCTGATCGCACTGCAATGAAATAACCATTGTAATAAGTCACTGAGGTCCAAGAACCGGATCCTGGCAATGCACTCATAGATGTCCAGTTTACACCATTATCGACAGAATATGCTGCCAATGTTCCTGTTTGTTGTAGTGCTACCCAATAGGTTGTTCCACCGATCGGTCCTGCCGCAATACTAGTCCAGCTTGATGCCGCTGGTAAGTTGCCACCAGCACTCCATGTTGTTCCGTTTGTAGAGATATTTGATCTGTTTGAATCTGAGCTTATGGCAACAAATGTTCCACCATACCATGCCACTGCGTTCCACGATTGGCTAGCAGTCATTGCTCTTGCAGTTGATGTAAATCCTGGAGCAGGTTGTGATGAAATACTTGACAATATGCTCGAGCCTGGTAACAATCCGTGGTTGCTGGCAAAGTCAACCTGGATTGTAGCGATAGCGCCAACGTTAAGGGTTGTGCCGTCTGGAATTTCTCCAGTGATCGCTTCACTGATTGTCATAGCAGGATATATTATAATCGAAGCACCGGCGTACGGAGTTCCTGCTGCTGTTACAGAGGTTATGCTACCTCCGCTAACTGCTGTTACTGTTACTGTACAATCGTTTAATGGTGATGCACCACCTAGTAAATTTCCTGCAATAGTTAATCGATTGCCAACATAAAACCCTGTTCCTGTAGTGCCTCCAAGTGGTGTTGCTGTGAAAACTCCGTCGATAGCATCAACATTAAACACCGCAGAAGTTCCTGTGTTTGGAACGTCTGTTGCGAGAACACTAGTGTATGTTGCATCACCTGACACACCTGTACCACTTAATACGGTAAAGTCGACAATTGCTCCAGTACCAAATGCAACGCCGTCTACTTGGATTACAATATCATTAGCCGGTGTGGCGCCGCCAAACCTTGTACCGTACCAAGTTACTGTATCGCCCTGAGCATATCCTAGACCGCCACCAACTAACGTAATTGAATAAGCACCGCTACCACCTGTTCTAATCACTGTGATTTGTGCAGGTGCTGTATAGGTCACAGATGATGTGGCATCTTGTGAAACGTTGGCGTATGTTCCGCCACCGCTCGATGCAGTTCCTGCATAGGTAAATGTGTCAATAGAACCAGCACTGTCAACTGTGGCCACTGTGATAGTTAAATCGTTGGTTACATCAACCCCACCTAATAATGATCCTAGAATTTTTACTCTATCGCCGGGGGCATATCCTTGTCCGTTTCCTGAACTATCACCTGGATCTATTACTGATGTATAAAAACCTCCAACTCTAGCAACAGTAAACACCGCTCCTGAACCGTTTGCTGCAATAATAGTTCCTGCAACAGAACTTGTAGAACGATTAGCACCTTGCTTAACCTGAGAGTATGCAGATGAAAGACTTAAGGCACCACCAGCGCCTACTGAGTTAATAAAGATAGCATTATTAGAACCATCATCAAGTGCCATACCCTGTTGTATGCCTGTTGTGTCAACAACATAGATAGTTGTGTCAATGGCTTGCGTGGTTGTTTTTATATTTGTTGTTACTGTTGAAGCACCAACTACACCGCTAACTGAAGTACCAGACGGAATATATGACGAACCAGATATTGGAGATCCTGGCGTTGGTGATGTTCCGTTAAATGCAATCAAATATGATCCAGGCAATGTATCAAATCTACTGGTTACACTCTGTGACGAACCGTTGCTGAATAAAGAATATGTTGCTGAACCGATAGAAGCACCAGTATAAAAACCAGCCTGTCTAATCTGTACGAAAGATGTATATAGACTTTGATTATTAGAAGTTCCTACTTTGGCTGATGAATAATAGGTAAATGAAATTGATGAAATAATACTGTTAACTAAGAAACTGCCTTCAGCTCTTGAGAATCCAGAAACAGAAGCATTTAAACCTTTTACTGTAATTGGTGTACCTACACTAAATCCATGAGAACCGTTTGTAGTAACTGTGATTAAGCTGGCTCCGAAGTTTCCTGTATTAACTGATGCGTCGGTGACAATATCGGATACTGAAACATCAGTTCCGGACTGTTCATATAATGATGGATAGTTACGCATCATTCCAATAGCCTGCCACTTAGTAGGCTGTAGTCCGTATTCAAAGTCCGCGTCCAACATGGCCTGCGGAGCAGCAACACGCATACGTTCAATAGCGTCTGTACCAAACTCCCAAGGACGAATCTGTTGATTAGGATCTTCTACGAATATCTGTACATCGTTGCCGCTAAATGCTGTAGTGTCATATGATAGGTATAAGGTTGTGATACAGTCGCCTGTTTGCCACCAGCTAGGAAAATCTAAATCACTAACTGGTTGATTGTTCGAACTGCTTTTTGCAGTCTTATATTCAATATCCAACGTTGTTGCTGGGTCAGAGAAGTTATAGATAATATTTCCACTTTCTGTATCAGTTATTAGTAATATTTCACTATGGGTATATCGACCCATCATTCTAATACTGCTGACTCCGTTTTCTTTTGCAGGAATATTCGGTGTTCCGTTAGTAATAACATCGCTGAATATATTCCATAATTCGGTATTTCTATCGTCAGCTCCATCTTCGGCAGGTGAACCTGTGTATTTTACTTGCTGTGCTGGACCTGCTGATCCGTAGGTTGTTGGTACCGTGATATTTTTAAAGATGTAGTTATTGATTGTATCTCTGAGATAAGCCTGTCCTGTTGTTTCGGGACTTACATCGCCACGGATCTGTGGCTCGCCATCAATCCAAAAATAATCAGAAGTTAATCTTGTTTTAACATTACCGCCGTAACGCAAATCATGTGCAATAGCATCGATGAAGTAGCCAACATCTCGTGTACATTTTGATGAAGCATAGGTATAACCAGCATAAGGAGCAACACTGTTAGTAATGTTGTAATTGATAAATCTCACAACCTGTTCTTGTAGAAATGCTTTATTTGCTAATAACAATGCAACTGCTTTAGGATAAACATTATCATCCTTGCTGATACCCGGTTCAAAAACAAAATAATCTATCTTTTTCTTTGCCATTTAATATTTTCCTTAAGCGCCAAACGCTATTGCAAATGCTGAAACTCGTGCATCGACATAATCTTTTCTCGTTGCATGTGTAGGTAATGTTGGAGTTTTTGTTATATAAATGTCGCCATCTACAGTAAGCTCGCCTGTACTGTCTCCTGGTCCAACATTTAAAGAAGTGAAATTTCCGTCTGCTGGTGATTGAGCACCGATAGTGATATTATCAATATTGCCAATACCACCTTGAATTCTAATGTAGGGTGTTGATGCGTTTGATACTACTAGGTCGCCGGAAACATTTAGATATTCTAAAGTACCGATTTCTTTTAGACCAAGAGCACGTTGGATAACAGGATCTAACCCAATAATCGAATCGCTGGGATCGATAATAGGTACACCGTTGATTTTAAAACTACCTGTAGTATCTATATTGCCCGATACTGTGAGATCGCCATTTTCATTGACTGAAAATCCGGGGCTTTTGAAGCCGCTTTTTGATTCAAAAGGAACGTATCTGGTTGACATGTGATCTCCGCTATTAATCCAACTACAACTTCTACAAAGACTGCAAATGTATTTATGCGGAGGTGCTTAGCCTAGGCTGTTCAGAGTGTGATAATAGTTTGCACTGAAAATCACCTTGCTACCTACCAGCAACGACGAATTATCATATGTAGATCCGTCTGGACTGTTAGCAGGTTGTGCAATTAACTGTACCTTTGATGTATTTACAACTGCTCTTAAATCGATGAGGTTTTCACTGGTACTGGTTCTACCAAAAATTGTAATATCTGCATTATCGGGTCCAGCTACCAATAGACATTTTACCATCTCTCTGCGTGATCCACCAATGTCTACAACTACAGTATATTCTGCGGCACAAAATTCACCTATGTACCATTCATCTAATACTGTGTCAGAAATAACGGTAACCCAAGGCCCTTTATAGGAGAAATTGACTCCGTTTTGTAGCCTTAGTGTATTTTTAATACCTTTGAAGAAGTAACGTGCAAAATTTAACATAGTAGTATTTAGCAGATAATAAAAAAGCCCCTTTCGGGGCTTTTTTAGTTTGCTACCTTGATTAATTTACCGTATTCGGGCAAATATAGGTATTCAATTTCTGACTGGCTCAGTGTCCATAGAGCATCGTCTAGGGTTTCTACCAGAGGTTCTCCACCTAAATTAAAGCTGGTATTGAATAAAATAGGCACGCCTGTTTCTTCTTTAAATGCTTTAATCAAATCATAGTAGTGTTTATTTTGTTCAGCGTTAACTGTTTGGATTCTACAGGTGTGATCTTCGTGAATAATGCTAGGAATTTTTTCTTCAATTCCTGGTTGGCAGTTAACAGCATACATCATAAATGGACTGTTTTTCATTCCGCGGAGATCAAACCATTCATGTACATCTTCTTCTAAGATACTTCCTGCGAAAGGACGGAAATACTCACGACGTTTAACTTGATTTACAAAGTCTTTACCGTCCGGGAAAGTTGGATCGAATAATACAGAACGATTACCTAAAGCACGTGGACCGTTTTCTGAACGTCCTTGGAATACTGTGACAATATTCTTTTCACGCAAGAGTTTAACAACATCTTTGTGTGTGGCATCAGTAATTTCTCCACCAACTGCTGAAACTTTATTTTCAATTTCTTCGTTAGTGTAGCAGTATGCTGGTCCTAGATACAGTGATTCGCCTGGACGGATTGTTGTATCTTCTTGCATACCATGCCAGAAAATAAGAGCAGCACCAATTGCTGTACCAGCATCATTAGAAATTGGTTCAACATAAATTTCAATGCCGTCGTCTTTTAATCCATCGAGATAGAAATAGTTAGCAACACAGTTCAAACCATATCCGCCGCTGATAACTACACGTTTCTTGCCAGAAATTTCTGATGCTTTACGAATAAGTTTTAACACCTGTTCTTGTGTTTGTGTTTGGCAAGCATAAGCCAAGTCACGTCTATTCTGCATCAATGTTACATCACTGTCTTGATCTTCTGGCATTTCGTCGAGGTAATCAAAGAGATTCATGTTAACTGTTGATGACATAGGATATCTTGGTACCATTAGATTTCTATTAGACAACGGAATCTTAGATGTCTCGTCAAACAGTTTAGGAATTGCATCGTTGGGTTTACCATACGGAAATAATCCCATAGTCTTGCCAGCTTCGATTGCACTGAACCCGCAATATTCAGTAACACCTTCGTAGACTTTAACAATACCTGCGTGGTCGCTGACATAAGCAACGTGTGTTTCGCCTTCTTCGCCTAGTGGACTAGAGTCAAATTCTGGAATGTATGAGCCTGCGATTGGATCTCTGGCTCCGTAGTGCTTGTACAAGGTTTTAAAATTTGCTGGATAGTTACAATCTACAATAGATTCAACTTCCCATAACCAAATACCTTGATTGTTGTACTGCATTGGATAAAATGTACCAGCACCGTCTACGATTAGAGATACTGCATCTTCCCATCCAGAACGATAAAATGCACAGGCTGCGTGTAATTTGTGATGCATAAAGCTCAAGTCAACAACCTGCGGATGTCTGTGTAGGTCTGGAACTTTACGTTCAATTAATCCTAGCTTACGAGCAAGTCCTGTGTAGACATCGTCACCGGTATAGTCAATTTTACCAGCAGTTTCTTGTAGATTCTGAGTGTGTGCAATTACTAGATAATCTAGTTTATCTGTGTACTCTAAAATCTTAACCATAGAAGCAAATGGACCACCGTCATACTTTTGACGGCTTAGACGTTCTTCTTCAATACTAAAAACTATTTCTCCGTCTTTAAGCAAACAGATACCTGAGTTATGACCTCGGGCGATTGCTGCAATCCATACTGGCTTATGTTGCTTGAGTGTTGCTATTGATTTAACTGTCATCTTTTTTTCCTAAAACGTGATTGACCACTAAGGTTGTAATATCATCAGTCATTGCCATGATATTTTCATTTGCTCTTGAAACTCTTTCATCTGGGAAAATACGAATAGGATCGTATTCTCTATGTATTTCTCCCATATCTAATATATCAAAACTTGGTTCATCTGGAAATGATACGTTAATTGGGAATGTCGATCCTGTAACTACCACAGCTTTTTGACCCATCGCATAGGCAAGATGTTGTCCTAAACTGTCACAGCCTAAGAAATGATCTGCATACTTGATAACTGCGGCCCAAAGTCGGAAGTTTGCATTTTCTGGCATTGCAACTTCGTCTTTGAGTTTGGCATCAGTGAAGTCTACTTTGAATTCACTCATCATTATAATGCCGTAATCTTCTTTTTGTAATTTTTTAACAATACTTTTTACATCTTTGAGCTCAAAGCTTCTTGCTGTTTTGTCAATTAGTGTTTCGTCGATGTATTCAATGCCACGACCAAATGGTTGAAATACTATGATTTTTTCTTTTTTTAATTTTTTCTTAACTTCAGAAACTACTTGTCTGCCACTTAACAGCTCGTCTTTGCTGAGTCTAAGTGTAGGTTTTGGTAAACTTCTAATGCCTTTGTTATTAATTTGGATGTCAAATGCTTGAGCAATAGAGCATTGTTGATTATAGTATTCCCAAATTCTATACGGCTCTGTGCTTACTATTTCTCTTTCTTTGAGATAATCTTTAAAGAGGTTCTTATGCCATACATCGTAGGTATGGTCATCTAGTGTGGGATGGCCTTTAAACACATCTGTTCCGCCTTCGCACACGATGATAAAATCTTTGTCGCCTGATTCTTCCTGATATTTTTCTAGTGCTGGAATAGCACTAATCATGCGCCCTGCGCCGCCGTTGATAAAAAATGCTTTGGATCTATTAGTCAATTTTTACTCCAAAAAAATAGCCTTGTACTTCATTATATATTCATATAACGAAAAGCACAAGGCTAATCTTGGTTTTAAATTAAATTATAATGCCAAAACAGGGAATGGAATTTTCCAGTGATCGACGTTTTTATATTTTTCTTCAAGTGTTACAATACCATCAAGATGTGCTTGGATTTTATCAAGTTGTTCTTTTGTATATGTACGAGTATCACCTGCTAACAATGCTGTGTAGGTTTCAATTTGGCTGTTTACGCTAGCCCAAAAGTCTTTTTTACTTACAGCATGGCTTCTGTATCTTGGACGAGTCCAAGTGTCGGTTTCCTTGTTATAGTGAAGATCGTTAACATAGAATGGTTGTTCTACAGCTGAACCTTCATCGTCATAGTGATAGGTCCAAGTCGAACCGTCTGGAAGGGTTTCTGTATAATCATCGAATGGCGCATGTGTGTAGTAGCCTGTTACATGAGCAGCTTCCCATGTATGTTCCATAGCATCGAGAACTACCTGATAATGCCCTTCACCATCTAAATTGTGTTGAGCTATCTTCATTACGTCGATGCGTTCGAGATCTTCTTCTTCCTCGTCGATTGCATATACTAGTCCAGTTTCTGCTACAATTCTTAATAGTAGATATCTTGGACCGTCGTAGGTGCATTCAACCGTGATGTTCTTTTTGGTTGTTGTCTTATATGGTTCATCCGGTAATACCGTTGTGAATACTTTTTTCATTTAATAACTCCGTTATCTATCAATGTATGTAATTCTAATTAGTCCGTGTCCACCGCGCCATGCGTGATCTCGAACGTCGCCGCAAGGATGAGCTGGATGAGCTCCAGTGCCTGTAGGCCAAAATGGTTGACATCCTTGTACATCATAGCATCCACATGCTTTTGATGACATCCAGCAGGTGTTAAATGGTACACCGCGAGCTGGAGAACGATTCATTCCGTTCAATGTATGGATGAACTGATGATGTCCCATACCAGACCATTGTGACCAACCGTTATCTGATTCTGTACCGTAGGTTACAACACCGCCATCGCAGGCAAATAGACCTGGCGGAATAGCAATGTGATATGTTGTTGAACATGGACAGTTACCATAACATGTAAAGAATGTAGCACAGCTAAAGCCGCCTCGTTTATTAATATCTCCGCCATAGGCTTCAGCACAGCAGCTACCAGTACCTGAACCATAGTTACAAACAATACCGCAACCACCACCCATATTTGAGTATACACAGCCGCAGAAACTACCAGCTGTGAAACAGCAGAATAATGGTCCTGCGCCTGTGTTACAGAATGTAGTGCCTCCACGCCCGCCTTGTGCGCAGATACAACCACTGGTTGTTGCGCCTGTATATTGATTTCTACCGTTCCAGCATAAACATGTTGCTTCTGAACAGCCACGGAAACATAAATCGTTTGAGTTGTTGCATGAGCGGCCCACATAACCGCAGATAATACAACCTGCAACTACACAGATACATTTACGAGCCCATGCTCCTGGATTACCTGGAATACCGCCACCACAGCAGCACATCTTAGCGCCAGAGCCGCCTGCACCCCATGCATCTATAATTACTTTACCAGTGCCAGGGGCAACCCAGCAAATGCCTGCTAAGAAGTTGTTGTATTCAGTACCCGAACTGTAAGCCCAAACTTTTCCTTTTTCGAGTTGGACTTCATCCCAATCGATTTGATCTAGTTTTGCTTCTACTAATGCTTTTAAGGTTGCCATATTAGTACGTATTGCCTCCGTCTGTTGGGACATATTTAATTCTAACCATTCCCATACCGCCTCTCATGCCGTGATCTCGAACGTTACCGCATGGATTTGGGCCAACTCCAGGAACACCGTATGGTACAAATTGGTGACAGCCTTGCATGTTGTAACATCCGCAGCTTCTTTGTCCGCTCCAGCATGTGTTGTAATAGGTATGCGATGGTTGTCTTGACAGCATAACCAATGTGTTTAATAAGTTTGGTGTGCCAGTTCCTGCCCATGATGCATTTTCTGTATCGCCGTCTGTCATGAACGAAATCACCGCTCCGTCTTCAGCAAACACACCAGCAGCAGTTGGAATGTGATGCATTGTTTGACATGGACATGATGACAAGCAGCCTAAGAAGTCTACGCAGCTTATAGCGCCGCAGCAGTTAACATCTCCGCCCCAAGCACAAGCAACGTTGTTACCTGATTGACACCAGTTACATACACGTCCGCAAGCAGAGTTACCAGTATCGCACATGTTGTGTCCAGTACCTACACGCTGTCCGCAGAAATAACCAGTGATAAAGCATGAGAATGGAGATTTCGTATCCATACAATAACTCATACCACCACGTCCGCCTTGTGCGCACATACATCCGTTGCCTTGTCCAGCGTTATAGCACAAGCCGCCGCCTGCACAGCAGGACGAAATTCTTGTACCAAAATAACCTTCTGCTCGTTTAGGTCCTAGGTTGAAACAGAAACCATCTCTTTCATTGCCCCAACCCCACGGATTATTTCCTCTCCATGACTGTTGAGCGCAAGGATCTTGTCCGTCTGCATATAAGGGATTTGGTGAACAACCAAACCAACATACACAGGTGGCTTCTGAACAACCACGGAAACACAAGTCGTCAGCATTGTTACATGAACGACCTACGTAACCACAGATATAGTTACCTGGGCATACGCATATACATTTTTTCACATACGCAGGTGCATTACCGTCAGTACCGTGTCCACAGCAGCACATTTCTGCTGTTGATCCTGCAGAACCCCAAGCTTCAATAATTACTTTACCGCAACCTTGAGCTCTCCAGCAAAAGCCGTTACAAAATGCTGAGTACATATTACCGTCTGAGTAAACCCAGATACGGCCTTTTTCTAACATGTCTTTTTGAGCTTGTTCTCTATTGCCTAATAATTCAGTTAACTTTGCCATGTTAGTATGAGCCTCCCAATTTTCCTGCGCGAGCATTTTGGTTTTCTAGTGTACCAGAACCTCTATAAGTTAATCTAATAGCACCGTGCCCACCTCTACGTCCATGATCTCTAACGTCTGGACATGGCCAAGGTTGGTTTCCTGGTACTCCGTATGGGAATGCTGGCATACATCCGGATGATTCATAACATCCGCACATCTGATTACCGTTATAACAAATCGTAAATGGAGCACCGCCTGTTGGCCATTTTGAAGCAAAGTTCAAAGTATGCGCCTGTGCGTGATATCCGTTACCACTCCATTGAGTGTGTTCGTTGTCGTCGTCTTGTGTAAAGATAATGTTAGCGCCACATTCAGCAAATATCATTGGTGATGTTGCAACAATAGTATCTGTTTGGCATGGGCAAAGTGCGTTACCTGTTCCTTTAAATATCACACATGAAATACAGCCGCAGCAACCAATGTCGCCACCGTATCCGCAG